GTTTGCTTCTGATACTCCCAAGACTATTGTAGTTGTTGCTCCTCGCATTCTTCTTGCTGAGCAACTCTCTTCTGAGTATCTTGAGCACATTACTAATGCTGAGGTGCTGCATGTTCACAGTGGAGAAACAAAACATTTCAGCAGCACTAAACCTGAGCAGATCAAACTTGCTGTTGAGATGTGCAAAACTGTTGGTGTCCACAGTATCATCTTCACCACCTATCATTCTCTGAATCGCATTCAAGAGGCAGAGATTGAGGTGGATACTATCTACTTTGATGAGGCACATAACAGTGTCCAGCGTCACTTCTTCCCTGCTGTTGAGTATTTCTCTCAGGAGGCAAGTCGCAAGTATTTCTTTACTGCAACTCCTAAGCACTCTCTGACTATCTCTAAACCAGGCATGAATATGCCTGAGATCTATGGTCAGGTGATTGCACAGGTTCCTGCTACTCAAATGGTGGCAGAGGGTTATATTCTCCCTCCTAAAGTTGTGGTCAAGCAACTACCTATGGTGCATGATAAGCAGATGGTTGCTGAGCGTGATGCCAGCAACATGCTTGAGACCATTGATGAGAACTCCCTCAATAAGATCCTGATTTGTGCACGCTCTACCAAGCAGATTGTCAAGTTGGTGTCTGAATCTGACTTCTGTCAGCAGTTGGAGTTTCGTGGTTATTCTTGGATGTATATTACATCTAAGACTGGTGCAGTTATTGATGGCAAGAAGGTTGATCGTGAGAAGTTCTTTGACACTCTGAATGAGTGGGGTAAGGATAGCACAAAGAAGTTTGTTGTTCTACACCACAGTATCCTTGCAGAGGGTATCAATGTCAGTGGACTTGAGGCAGTATTGTTTATGCGCAACATGGACTACATTGGCATCAGTCAGACCATTGGTAGGGTGATTCGTCTGGGTGACAATACCAAACAGTTTGGTCTGGTTTGCGTCCCTGTGTATGACAAAGTTGGCATCAGCACTGCAAAGAGTATCCAAGCAGTTGTTGACACTGTGTTTGAGAAAGGTGAACCTGCTATTAGTGTTGTGAGGAGGTAATTGTGAAGGATTTGCATAGAGATCATCATGAAACTATCTTACATGCTAAACCAGAGAGTTATGGGTTTATTGTAGGTAAAAACTGGGAAGATGAGGACATGTGTGCTGCTGTTCCTGTGATTGGTGCTAAACAACAACTGGCAATCATACAGCATGGAAAAGTAGTTAAGTATTGTAAAAATGTCTTGACAGCACGCAAGTTTATTGCTAAACTTAGGAAGAATAAATAATTGGACAGAGTAACGTCCAGAGAATGAAATCCTTTCATCAGTTTGTATCAGAAGCACAAGAAGTTGGTGTGAGATCAGCATCAACTTCTGGCACTATTGGTGGAGATTCAGGTTTCCAAGCAAGGCAACAGCAAGGTGTAAATAAGTTTGTCAAAAAAGGAACTGCTGCAACTGTTGGTGCAGCAGCAAGTGCGGCAGGTGCAGGAATAAAGAAAGCAAAAGATGCTGCAAAGGAGAGATTAACATCTCAAGGTAGAATGGATAGGTATAAGAGAGAAACAGAAAAGGCAAGACAAAAGACAGCAGCAAGACAAGGAGTTGCTGGTGCAAGAAAGGAGAGAGATATTGCAAGAGATGCTGAAAGAAAGTCTGGAAGTGTTGCTGCAAGATTACGCAGACTGAGAGGAACTCCAGAAAGAAAAGCATTACCAGCAGCAGAAGCATATGATCCTGAAGTAGCAGGAAGATCACAGATTCGCAAACAAGGTGAAGGTGGAAGAATTGGTGCTGAGCGTAAGAAATCAGAACCAGAAAGAAGAAGAATGAAAGCAGTTGGTGGTGGTAAAACTGCACCAGTTGGATATAAAGATAGAAAGGACATTGGTCAGCAAAGACAACGCTCAACCAGAGAACAACAACCAACTCAGGAGAGAGGATCTGCTGCATCTGCACAGGCAGCAGCAGCAAAAGAAGCAAGAAAAGCAGCAGCAAGAGCAAGAATTGCTGCAAAGAAAGCAGGTGGAACACATAAAGCAGGTGTCACAAAGACCAGTGGCAAGGATGCAGAAAAGCAAGCAACTAAACTGCTTTCTACTAAGAAACCTGAGAAGAAAGTATCACCTGACTATAAACCACAAAAAGCAAGTGGTATGACAAGATCTGAAAGAATGTCACAACAGCGTAAAGGTGAAGCAGTTCTGAAAGATATCATGAAGAAGCAAGAAACTGACAAGTATAAGAAGGAAACTGGTCAGAACCCTGATCGTAAAGGAAAGACCAAGATCTTAGGTAGAGTTGCCAAGAGAATGGCAAACTGATAGAGTTAGTAACCTCTAAACTGTTTCATTATTACAGATTGACTTTGTTATGGATTTTAGAATCGCTCAATGCATCCTTGGGTTAGAACAACCTGAGGATTTTGAGGTTCCTTTTGTCAACCTTCTCAAACAACATCTTGCTCTTGATAATAACAAACTTAGAGAAGATTTTGTTTGTTCATTGTTAGGTTACACTCCTTCTTATGGGGGTCAAGGTCATCCTGATGGGTACAAACCTGATGGCACTTGTGTAGATAATAAGTCCGGTCCTTCTATTGTATTTCCAGATGGTGCTCCAACTCTACCTAAGAAGGTAGAATGGGATTGTTTGGTACATCAGTTCACCCAAGATGGTCAGTTGATATATGTTGCAGAAGTAAAGGTTTCTGATATTATGGAGGAACTTATTGAGAGTGCAGCATACTACACCAAGAAAGGTGGGCGTGTCTCTCCTCAGGTAAGTTATGGTGTTTGGTTAAACAAACCCAACACTAAGGTTTTGTATAAGAACCCTGAACTTTTTGAGAGAAAGAAGAATGGTGGGTTCAAGAAGTTCTATGAGCAGTTGCTCCAACTCCCTTCCAAATAAAGTTAGTAACCTCTAAACTGTCCCTTTAGTATGAATGACATGGAATTGATGGATCAAGTTAAACTTCAGAGAGTCATTGATTCTCTCAACATTGCTATCAACATGTGCAACAAAGTTGATTATGATGCAGATAGTTCTTTGGTGGAAAATATAGAGAAAACTGCTCCACATGCTGTTGGTTTCAGTAAATCTGCCATGATGTATGCTGTGCAAGATCTGGAGAATGTTCTCAAAACTTATTGTTAGTAACCTCTAAACTGTTCCTATAGTATAGACACTGACTTCATTATGACTAACCAAGAGAAACAAGATTGTTTGGATCTGATGAGTGAAACTCTCTTTGGGTTGTTTCAAACTGCTTTTGATAAAGGGGATTATGATACATCTAATGCCATCTATGAAGAGTGGATGGTAGACGATAAAGACCCTGAAGATGGGAACTATGAGTTTATGTTCATTGATGACCTTTCTCTACTCTTCCAAGATGAAAACTGAGTTTGCACCCGTAAAGAAAACCTCAAGAACTGGTAAGTATGGAAAACTTATTCAGTGCCCTAAGTGTAACCATGTGAAGACAATCTATCACCTCTCCTGGAGTGCATTAGGTTGCCAGAGTTGTGGTGACATGGTTGACAAATATGACTGGTTGATTGAAACTAAATGAAACCCACTATTGAACAACTAATTGAAGCACTTTACAATGAATATGTGTGGTTATGCCATGACGACTTTGATCCTGATGTAGATGCTACTCCTGAAGAATACCTGGAAATGTTGAAAGAAATGTCCTATGATGAGTTGGTTGAAGAAACTCAAACTGATGAAATCTATCATCTGAGTGAGTTCATTGAAGCATGGGGTTAAAGTTAGTAACCTCCAAACTGTTCTAATAGTGTAAGCACTGATTGATTATTATGTTTGATGAAATGTGGTCTGAGATTCAAGACATGCAAGGTGAGATCTTTGACATTCCTGAGATGAAAGAAGATGAAGATGATGCTAAAACCTTTGCTGCTTTCCTGAAATCTGACTGGGATTTCTGATGCCTACTGCCACTTTTGCAGTACAACCTACTGCCTGGACTAAGTTTGATCCTAATGGGTGCGATTGGGCAACTGATATAAACCATGCCTACAGTATTGCACAACAATGGCAAGAAGAGTGCATGATTTGGCGTATCCCTAACAGTGGTAATCCTATGGCATGGGTTAGAGTCAAAGAGGATCACTTTTCAAGTCATTAAAGTTAGTAACCTCCAAACTGTTCCAGTAGTATAAGCACACTTTTAAAATTATGGCAACTCGTTCCTGCATTGGTATTCAACTTCCTGATGAATCTATCCTCTCTGTGTATCATCATTGGGATGGTTATCCTGAGTGGTTGGGTCGCATCTTGAAGACACATTACAACACTAAGGATAAAGTTGCAGAACTGATTGATGGTGGTGATATGTCATCCTGCTGGACTAATGAGAGGTGGGGAGATAAGAATGAGTATGGGGGTCAAATGAAGAATGAAGTTGAGGAATATGGTCCTCAATACTATTCTCAGAGGGGTGAGAAGTGTCCTCCTACTCTATGCAAAGATCTGAATGAGTTCCTTACTCATACTGATAACAATTATGGTGGAGAGTATGCTTACCACTTTGCCAATGGTGAATGGATCTGCCATCAGGTTGGTTATAGTGTAGACAAGCACATGGTCAAGCAAGTTGAGATCCCCAGTGGAGCACTTGCTGTTTGATATTGTTAGTAACCTCCAAAGTGTCTTAGTAGTATGATGAGCACTACAATGCAAGAGCAAGCACAAGAAACAATCCAAACTAACATTGTTAAGTATAGTTTGATGCTATGTCAGGCACTTGAAGATAACTTCAAGAGTCGCAATCGTGGTAATGTTGGTGGTTATGCTCCTCCAGAGTACACTTTTGAGATGAACTCTGTTGGCAGAAAGTATCACAAGATTATGATGCACATCAATGGCAAACGTGACAGTGTTCATGCTTTCATTGATAAAAAAACTGGTTCTGTGTATAAACCTGCCAGTGTAAAATCTCCTGCTAAGGGTGAAAGGTACAACCTGTTGATTATTGAATCCAGAGAAAAAATGTTGCAGAATTGTGATTGGGCAGGTGGTTATCTTTATGTGAAATAAAGTTAGTAACCTCCAAACTGTTCCAGTAGTATAAGCACAAGACAAATGCAACTCCAAACCTCTGCAACTCAAATTGACTTCTTTCCTGTAACTACTGGCAACATTGCTGGCAGTAAGCGTTTTGTTAAGAGAGTTATTTGGCATCCAGGTGAAGAGACTGAGATGACTTCTTTCTCTACTCGTTTACGCTCTGATGCCATCTATGACATCAATCAGTATATTGCTAATGGAGCAACAGTTACTGACTTCAACTTGGAAGCATATGCTGGTTCTGATTACTCTCCTCTCTACTGCTGATGAAAGCACTTACTAAAAGTCGTCCTGCTAATTATTACGCAAACCAAGTGAAAGTTCTTCTGTTGATTGTTGTTGGTATTCTGTTTCTAAACTCTCCTGGAGCAAGGAACTTCACTGCTGACAGTATGCGAACTGTTGCTGACATTGTTGACACTTACTGAGACAACTGATGAAT